AATCCTATGTGCTATGTAAATAGCGTGGTGTGTACAGCGCGATTACGAAAGGACTGCACAATGTCAAGTGCATTTACTATACACACCACGCTATCTACCTCTGTACTTATTCGCCCATAGGGTATTAAGTTTCAGCAAATAGCTTGTAACACACAATTCCTGTCGCTTCTATGAAGCTCTTTTCTTTTAATTGTTTCAGTATATTATGTGCTACAAGCTACCTACTCAATTAACAAGATACTTAACTTCGTGTATGCCTCGTTTCATTATCATACTTTGAGTACTCTGAGCGAGAGGTCAAGTAGTTTGTTTGAATAGATAGCTTGTAACACACAATGGAAGTTTCAACCCCACCAATCTAGGTATTAGCTATAGTTGGCAAACTGTTAGTTTCTTATGTGCTACAAGCTACCTACTTTCAGTTGTTAGGACAACAGGGAATTAACCTAACTCTTACTCATAGATAGCTTCGCTTATTTAAGGTAAAAAATCTAAATTAAAATTCTTTTTTATTCTATTCTTTATACTATCTTTATTCTTTTTCCAATACACAGAAGTTTTATACTGTGTATGATTTTTATTAACTGGCATTACACCACTTCCTTTCTACAATGTTCGCATTTACGCAAACCTTTTTGAGCAAACTCAACAGGTAGTACAATGAAACACTCAATACATTGAGCATCTGGTTTCTCTACGATAATGTAATCGTATCTGTCATTAGGTTTCCATTGACCATCAGTAACATTAGATTTGTCAGGATTAACTGCGTAGTTGCAAAGGCACTCGCAATCATCTAGTTCATCTAGTTCACAGATACAACAATCGCAGTTCTTGATATGCTGTTCAATAGCTTCTGTATTGTCAACAGTATCAATGACTTTATCTGCATCTCTGCTACATAAAGAGCAGAGCTTTTGTCCTACCTTCGTAGTAGCTTCACATAAGCGACAAGTCCACTTGTACTTATCACCATCTTCTACTGGAAGTTGTGGCTCTCTACTACCATTTAAGTCTGGTACTCTTGTGTCAATTACAACAGGCACATCATTGAGCTTGTCATAACCAACGAGTGTTCGCTTTGTTCTAGGAACACTTGGCTTTCTATGTCTTTTACCCATAACTTTTGTCCTTTCTACAATATACATAAAAATGCATACACAACAAATAAAATTTTGTCGCAGATTTATTTTTGCGCCACCAAAATTTTTTGCAATTTTGTTTGTTATTACAGAATGACTTGACATTTTCGTAATTCTTTGATGCATAAATTTATACATAGTAGATTATAAATTTTTTTTTTCGTATATATATACATAGTATTTTTATATTAGTTTTTAGTTATTAGTGTTTGAGATTAGTTATGAGTATTTGTTGAGAGTGCAAGACAGCTCTTGGGGTATCAGACCATCGTTCCTTATTCTCGTGATGGGCTGGGTAATTGGTGGTGGGGTGGGGTGTCGCGGGGTGGGGCGACAAATTTTTTTATGTAGTAAGGTAGATGCAAGGGGAACACCTACCCAACTACTTAGTTTAGACTTTACTAAAGTCTGGCATAGTTTCTATAATGGATATTAATTCTGCTAGGTCATTGTTTACATTAGCGACAATGCCTTTCCATTGTAGTTTCTTTGGCTCAAAGTAAATATTATATTGACTTAGACCATTTATTTTATCATTGATTTCTTTTAGACTACCCTCAACTGTATATGTTTCCTCTGCAAATGAGTTAAGTCCAAAATGTTGTAGTTTGTCTACTTTGTATACATAGAATTCTATTATCATAGTTTCCTTTCTAGTTCGCAAAGCGAACTGCGCGCGCTTGCGCGCGCGCAATTTTATATTGCTTATTTTTTACGATAAGTTGATTTGGCTTTACCTTTTTTCTTAGACCAAGAATTCATCATCTCACGAACTTCGGCTAAAGTACGAACTTTACCTTTAGTTTCTTTGTTGATTTTATCTGTGCCTAATATATCCACTAGGGCTTGTGGTAATGTACCATTTTTATTTAATGCAAACTTACCTTTTTTGAGAATAGATGGACAATTATCCAATATGTCCATAAATTGCACAATGGCTTGATAACTACCTGAAGGTAATTGTTGCATTGATTTTGATATAGGTAGACCGAATTCATCTACTCTACCAATATGGTATGTAAATTTACCTGTCTTACTATCGATTAATTTAGCACCACACCAAACAGTACCGAAAAAGCTCTGTCCTGTGTAGAATTTAGGTTGTTTAACCCAAGTATCACTCATAAGATATCCTTTCTATATAAATAAGCGAAATAACTCTAAAAATAAAAATAAATAGAGTTATCAAATAAATAAGGCAGTGTGCTTTTCTAAGGTGTCAAATTTATTCTGTATCCTATTGCGTAGTCTTGAGTGGAAATATTTGAAGGCAAAAGCACTGCTTTTGGGTAGCAAATATTTATAAGCGAAAGCACAGCATATTGCAGAAAAAATTTTATCGGCTTACGAAAAGTATGCTATACCGAAAATGAGAACTCTTAAAACTTGCGCACTAAGAATTAAATCAATGAGAAAGATAGCGCAAGTACTGTTCATTATAAGAAGGGCAAGGGTGGTAGGGTGGGGAAGTGTTCGGCACTTCAAATGAGAGTTGGGGGATTTATGCCGAACTACTTAAGATTATGTATCGTTCTAATGCAAAGGTGCTTGTTTGTACGACATTAAACGACATATGATATTATATAACGCTTTGCGCCACACAATACTCAATGTATTGGGTGTATATAACATTGGGCAAACTAGATGGTGGGAGTTCGTATACAACGCGTTCACGGCGAGTGTTAATCTGGGTGGGGGGGTGTGCTATTATGTAAGATATTCAGAAATTACTGGCAATTCTTCTACATAAAAAAAAGGTAGCTAGTCATCCTATAAGTTATTAATGAAACTCTATCGCTAGAGTAAGTTACAGGTTACAGTAAGAAATATCCCATAAGTTAACTAACTACCTAATGTAGTATTTTAGCATACTTACTGGTAAAAAAGAAGTTAAATAACTCTTTTTTATAGTACGAATATGGGGGGTCTTTCTGCGCATTAGCGGACATATATGCTACGCATAAAAAAAGAATTTGAGTTTAAAACTTTCTAGTGTCCTTGGGTACTAACTTTGTGGTAATCCCAGTCCATCTTTTAGATGCAGTTAGCTTTTTGCCGTACCGATAGCGCTTACCTGTAACACTATAGTTGTTAAAAACTATTTGTGTAAATTACTATAGTGCTATAATAATCTTATTACAAGTTACAGGAGGTAAAATGTTTGACTTTGAAGAACAACTAGCTATTGGTGAGCTAGGAGAAACATTAATAAGAAATTACTATCATTCTAAGAAAGATAATGAAAAGAACCTATATGTATGCAGACCAGCATCATTAGAGGAACAGATGAAAGGTGCAGATTTATTTGTTGTAGATGGACATTTGAATTGTAGATATATAGAAGTAAAAACTGACACACAAGCGTTAGATACAGAGAATGTAGCATTTGAAATACAGATAGTACATAAAGATAAAAAGACTATAGGTGCAGCTATGAAAACATTTCCTGACTTTCTTTTCTACTGGATTTACCCAACTACGCGCATCCTTTACTGGAATCCTAGTGAGATAAATCCTTATTTAATAGATTGGATGACAGAGTACAGAATTGTAGAAGCAGAAAATAAAAAATTTTTTTCACGCACCTTAATAGTACCGCAAAGCGTAGTGCTGGCAACTGGGGTAGTCCATACGCTTGATTTAGATTGGCATAGCGTTGATGAAGTATTACAAGGGGTAGATGGCGTTTCCGCCATCCTTGTTTAGGTAAAGGAGGAAATCCTAAACTACCCCTTAGGTTTTATGTTACCCCATTTATCTTTATTAATAATTTTCTTTTTATTATTATCAGATAGACAAGGTAGTCCGTCTAAGTGGTGTCTGTACTTATGATTACACACTAAACACTTTTGGTGTCTGTTGTATTTAAAATCTACTACTGCCATAAGTTGTTCTATTTGTAAAGCAACCTCTCTAGCTTTTGTATCTATAACTTTGTCTGTAACTTTTGCCATAGTAAAATTATATAATGGCTGGAAAAATAATTTGCAAATATTGCAACAAACTACCTGTGATTAGGAAAAAAATAAAATATTGTGGTAATCTTGGTTGTGTAAATTATAACAATATAGTTAGGAGAAATTATGCCAGTAGGAAAAAAAGGCAAAAAAAAGAGATACTCATCCAAGAGGAAGAGTAAAAATATGGGCTACTAATGCCTAAGATTAAAAAAGGGAGGAATATTTTTAGTAGTCCAGAACTATTAAAAGAATGGTCAATAGATTTATCTGAGGCTTGTGGAAGTATTCTTATAAATAAAAAACCTAATGTGTCTAAAATAGATACCTTAGTAGAAAAATTTGTAATTGATTATAATGAGAATATGGAGAAAATAAATGGCAAAGAAAAAACCAGCTAGAAAACCTATTAATGCAAAAACTAAAGCAACGCTTCAAAAGAAGGCTGCGAACTCTAAATATACTTATGGTCAACTGGCGCAGGTATACAGGCGTGGACAAGGTGCGTACCTTAGTTCAGGAAGTAAATCAGCTTCTATGGCAGCTTGGGCTATGGGTAGAGTTAACTCTTTTATTAGGGGTGGTCATTCTCAAGATAACGATTTAAAGAAAAAAGGTAAGAAGTCTAGTGCCAAGAAAAAAAAGTAAACGTAAAGTTCCTTACGAAAAAGGTGTACCTTCTAAGTATCTTAAAAATAAAAAGAACTCTAAATCTAAAGTAGCATCAGAGATTAAAAGAACTGCTAAGCTTTATAAAGAAGGTAAATACATTAACTTAAAAGCTGTACAAAAAAGTAGAGCAGTTAGGAAAAAAAAGTAATGAAAGTTAAAGGCGTAGATGTTTCTAGTTTAACTAAAAGACAACAGCAAAGTATGAAAAAACATTCAAAACATCATACTAAAAAACATATGCAGTATATGTTAAACTCTATGAAAAAAGGTGCTACATTTACACAAGCACATCAAAGAGCTATGAAGAAAGTAGGTAAGTAATGGCTATAAATTATAGAGGAGAAAAATTTTCTGGTTACAACAAACCAAAACGTACTCCTAATCATCCTAGTAAATCTCACGCTGTATTAGCTAAAGAAGGAAGCAAAGTTAAGTTAATTAGATTTGGACAAAAGGGTGTTCAAGGTGCTGGCAAAAATCCTAAATCAGCAAAAGAAAAAGCAAGAAGAAAATCATTTAAAGCAAGACACGCTAAAAATATAAAGAAGGGTAAGATGTCTGCAGCCTACTGGGCTGATAAAGTAAAATGGTAAAAAACATAGTTTGTATTGCACCAGATTGTGATGCACAACTACCACCAAACAAAACTAAATATTGTAGTGATACTTGCTATAAAAGAATATCTCAAAGAATACATAGAGCTAAACAAAAAGGTCAAACATACGAATTACCTGTAAAAGAAATTAACGAACCAAAATCTGCAACAGTAAGAAGAGGTTCATTGTATGACAAGTTTAGAAATCAGGGATATGCATCAGAGCTAATTAAAGACCAAATTACAAGACAAGAAGTAGCTAATGCTTTAGGTTGCACATCAGGACACGTTGCTAGAATGTTAGCTGCATTTAGAGAAGATTTAGAAAAAGATATACAAGCAGAGAACTGGGAAGTATCTGATGATGCAAAACAATCTTTAGATGATTTTAAAAATTTTAGAGACAGATACTTTTTAACAGAACAAGGCGTTCCATTTGAAACAGCAGAGTTTCATCATAACTGGATTAAATCTATTAACAAAGCTTTGTTAACTGGTGGTCAGCAAATGATACTTAGTCCACCACGACACGGAAAAACAGAACTGCTTATACACTTTGTTATATGGTTAATTTGTAGAAATCCAAACATTAGAGTTATGTGGGTTGGTGGTAATGAAGATATTGCTATGAACTCTGTAATGTCTGTTATGGACACACTAGACCAAAACGAAAAACTAAAAGAAGATTTTTGTGGACCAGGTGGTAGTTTTAAACCTGCAACTAGAGCAGGTAAGATGTGGTCAAGAAATGGTTTTACTGTATCTACAAGAACTGTATCAGGTATAAAGTCACCTACAATGATTGGTATTGGTAGAGGTGGTAAAATACTTTCTCGTGACTGTGACATAATTATTGCAGACGACATTGAAGATTTTAGTTCTACTATGCAACCTGCATCAAGAAACAATACTAAAAACTGGTGGACAACAACTCTTGGTTCTAGAAAAGAGGAACATACTGCTATGGTGCTTATTGGTTCAAGACAGCATCCTGATGATTTATATTCTGCAATTTTAGAAAACGAAGCTTGGGAAACTATAGTTGAAGAAGCACACGATTCTATGTGTGTAATACCAGAGATAAATGAAGAAGAACATACTGAATGTATGTTGTGGGAAGGTAAAAGAACTTTTAAGTGGTTAATGAATCGTAAAAGAGATTCTATGACTACTGGTGGATTAAAGAACTTTGAAATGGTTTATCTAAATAAAGCTTTCTCTGAAGCTGCTAGATTGTTTAATCCAGAACAAATAGCACAATGTTACAACCCTACAATGCCATTAGGCACAATACCTAGTGGTTCTTACTTAGTAGCAGGATTAGACCCTGCAGCTACAGGTTATCAAGCAGGATTTCTCTGGGCAGTAGAAACAACAACAAGTGAAGTAAAACTTACAATGGTTGATTTAGACAACCACTTAGGTGGTGGTTTAGATGAAGCATTTGAATTAATTAAAAAATGGTGGGATATGTATGGATGTTACCACTGGGTAATTGAAGAAAATGGATTTCAAAAAGCTATTAGACAAGATAAAACAATTAAACAGTTTTGTAATGTACAGGGAATAAAGCTAGAAGGACACGAAACTCATAAAAACAAATGGGATGAAAGATTTGGTGTTACATCACTTGCTCCTATGTTTAACGATAAAATGATTACATTACCTTTTGGTGATGCTGATGCACAAGCTAAAACTACACAATACACAAAACAACTTACATACTTTGCTTCTAAAGGTAGCGGAAGTAGAAGTTACAAAAGCGATATAGTTATGGCTAGTTGGTTTCCTATGAAAGTAGTTAGAACGTTATCTAAACTTACATATGCAGATATAGGAATTGACTACACTCCTAGCTTTGATGGGTATAATAGTGTAGAATGGAACGAAACACCTTGGAGTTAAATGAAACCTGAAGCAATCATTGAGAGAGCAACTTATCTTAAAAATATGCACGATGACGCATTATTAGATAGAGCAAGATTTAGAGCTATTTTAAATGGTGGAGAAGATGGAATTAGAGAATTACTAGGACCAGGACTTAGTAATAACGAAGCATATACAATACCTGCTCCTAACTTATTGTTATCTGCATTAGACAGACTTTCACAAAAAATAGGTAAAGTTCCTTCTTTAGATGTACACATTACAAATGCAAGAGATAGTCAAAGAAACAAAGTTAAAAAAGACAAACTAGAAAGAATTGTTACTGCATACGATAAAATGCAACAATTAGAATTACAGTTACCACAAGTTGCTAGATGGTTACCAGGTTATGGCTTTGCTGTATGGGTTATTACTTCTAAACCAGATGCTAATGGAAATTTGTATCCGTGTGCAGAATTAAGAAACCCATACGATTGCTTTCCTGGTTATATGGGTAATATGCAAAATCCTGATGAATTAGCCATTATACAAAAAGTGCCTGTAAGAAACTTGGTACAAATGTATCCAGAACTTAAATCTTGGTTTGAAGCTAAAGATTCAGAAAACAATTCTTACGACACAATGAATTTAAATTACAGCAATGATGGTAGTTGGGAAAACTCAAACGAAAGTGGAGATGTAATTTTAGAGTATATGAATATAGAAGGTACATATGTTATGCACGTTGCTTCAAAGAAAATTGTAGACTTTGTACCTAATCCTTTAAAATCAGGTCCTGCATTTGTAGTTGCTAAAAGATTTAGCTTTGATAGATTACAAGGTCAGTTTGACCAAGTTGTAGGACTTATGGCTTCTATGGCTAAAATTAATATTTTATCTGTAATAGCAATGGAAGATGCAGTATTTACAGAAACAAACATTGTTGGAGAAATAGAATCAGGTCAATATAGAAAAGGTAGAAATGCTATAAACTATTTGACACCAGGTTCACAAGTAGTAAAACCTACAACAAATTTACCATATCAGTTATTTGAAGCTGTTGGTAGGTTAGAAAGGCAACTAAGAGTTGTT